AGAAGGTTCAGCAGAAGATGCTGCAAACCATATCCTTAATATGTGGGACTCAGAAGAGCAAACCGCAAGCGAGGAAACCGATACCCCTGTTGACGAGGAAGTGGTAGAGGAAACAGAGGAAGCTGAAGAGGTAGAAGAAGAAGCCCCTGAAGAAGAAGGACAAGCTGAAGAAGAAACCGAAGAAGAGGTAGAAGAGGAAGAAGAAACTGAAATAGTAGCCGAAGAAGATTTAAAGTACACCATTAAGGTAGACGGAGAAGAACTAGAGGTTGGTATTGAAGAACTTAAGAACGGATACCAAAGGCAAGCTGACTACACTCGTAAGTCTCAGGCATTAGCAGAGCAGCGTAAGGAGACGGAACAAATCCAGTCCGAGCGTCAAAGGCTAGAGCAAGAGAGGCAAATGTACGCAAATGGTTTACAGATGTTGCAAGAGCAACAGAATGCAAAACTGAAAGACTTTGATAGTGTTGATTGGGAAGCATTAAAAGCAGAAGACCCCTATCAATACATGATAAAGAAAGATGAGTACCGAGATGCACAGGAAAGGATTACTAATCTTGTACAAGAACAACAAGCTGTTCAGCAAGAACAAGCTCAACAAGCTCAACAAGCAAGAGCACATTTTGTTCAACAAGAGTACAGCAGATTAGTAGCAGCCTTACCTGAATGGAATGATAGCAAGTCTACAATTAAAAAAGATGTACAAGACTATGCTATTTCTTCTGGATTTCTTCCAGAGGAAGTTAGCCAATTAGCTGACCACCGTAGTATTCTTGTAATTAAGAAAGCTATGGAGTATGACAAGCTAACAAAAAAGGTTGCTCCTAAAAAGAAAGCAGTCAAGAAAGTTCCTAAAGTACAAAAGTCTGGAAGAGGAAATTCAAAGGAAGATGTAGCTGCTGAAACTATTAAGAAAAAGCGTGCAAGGTTACAGAAGTCAGGCAAGCAAGATGATGCCGCTTCTATATTTTATGATATGCTTTAAGGAGATAGGATAATGCCTACGCAATTTAAAACGTACGATGCAACAGCAATCCGTGAGGACTTGTCTGATGTTATCTACGATATTTCACCAACAGATACTCCATTTATGTCCAGCATTGCTGGCAAGGGTTCAGTATCTAACACTCTATTTGAGTGGCAAACAGACGCACTCGCTGCTGCTGTAATTAATAACTACCACGTTGAAGGAGCTGCTGCTGGTACAGCTGCAACTACTGCTACAACTCGTGTCACTAACCAAACACAAATCTCTAAAAAGGTTGTTGAGGTTACTGGTACTCACGAGACTGTAAACAACGCTGGTAAAAAATCTGAGATGGCTCACCAACTCGCAAAGGCTTCTAAAGAGCTTAAGCGTGATATGGAAGGTTCACTACTAGCTGACAACGCTGCTGCTGCGGGTAACGCAACTACAGCTCGTGAGACTCGTGGTGCTGCTAACTGGATTGCAACTAACGTAACTGACGCTGGTACTTCTAGTACACACGCTGCGGTTGTTGAAGCTGACATCATTGCAGTAGCAGAAGCTACTTGGAATGCTGGCGGAGAGCCTTCAACTATGTTGCTTGGTGCTACTAACAAGAAGTTAGTAACAGCTATGTCAGGTCGTGCTGATGCAGTACGTTCAGTATCAGATGAGAATATGTCAATTTACAATGCGGTAGATGTATATGTATCAGACTTTGGTACATTCAACATCACTCTTGACAGATACTGCGACCAAGACGTAATCTACTTCCTAGACCACGATATGTGGTCAGTTGATTACCTTCGTGATTTCCAAACTGTGGACATCGCTAAAGAAGGTGACTCAGAGAAGAAGATGCTTCTAGTTGAGTACGGTCTACGTTGTGGCAACGAAGCTGCTAACGGTAAGATTAGATACACTACAGGTTAATATAACCAACTACCACCCTAGGCAACTGGGGTGGTTTACATTATGGCAGTAGAAACAAAAATCATAACAAATTTAGATGGAAGCCTTACGGTTGCTAGTGGTCAAGATGATAGAGCAGTTAAAAAAGTAGCTGACTTTAACAAGCAAGATAAATTCAAAACTAGCAATGACAAGTACAAAGGTGACTCACAGTTTTCACACCGAGTAGCAAGAATACCCCTGATTGTAGTAGAAAAAATGATGAGAGAAGGTGTGTGGGGAAACAAAGAAAGAATGAGAGAGTGGCTAAACCACCCAGACAACGCTCCTTGGAGAACTACTAAAGGAAAAGTATAATGGCATTAGGTACATTTACAGAATTAAAAGATGCAATAGCAGACTGGTTAGATAGGTCAGACTTGACCGCAAGGATACCAGACTTTATTGCACTAGCAGAAGCTAGGATTAATAGGGAGCTACGCATTCGCCCTATGGAAGTAAGAAGTACAATGTATGCTACAGTAGACCAACAATACTTTAACCTACCCGGTGGTTACATTCAAATGCGTAACATACAACTAAACACAAATCCAACGACACCTCTTGAGTACATTACACCAGAGATGTTAGATAGGTTATATGGTAGCACTACAACAGGCAAGCCAAGGGCCTATACTTTGATTGGAGACGAGATTCAACTAGCACCAATACCTGACTCAGCCTACCAGATAGAAATGGCTTTCTACGAGAAATTTACCCCGTTAGGAGATGGCACATCAGGTACAGTCACAAACAACTGGTTGACTGCAAATGCACCAGACGTATTGTTATATGGTGCTCTTATGGAAGCAGGAGCCTTTCATTAAGAACGATGAGCGTATACCAGTATGGCTTAATGGCTACAGTAACGCAATAGACAAACTACAAAAGGCAGACCAAAGAGATAGACACTCTGGCTCTGCAATGAGAGTAAGAAACATATACTCTGGAGTTGAAGGTTAATGGCTTCTAGCACTTGGTCAGCAGACTCATCAACTTGGTCAGGCAATTCCTACATATGGAATAACAGCACATACCAAGTAACAGCAACAATGACACAGACCATATTATCTAAGAGTGGTCTAGAAGATACAGTATTCCCTAGGTCTTTGTCTATGGGCAGTAACTATGGAATGTCAGGCACAACAGCACACGTTATGCCAGCATCAGCTACACTAGAAGGTACTAGTGCAGTAGCTAACAGTCAGACAGCACAGCTTCCAGTTAGTGGAACTCTGTCAGGAACAAGTAACATAAAGAACAACGTAAACTTTGAAGAGAGTGGAACGATGGGTATGACAGGTTCTGCCTCAAGTAACAATACCTTCTTATGGAACGATGTAGCGGAAGACACGGATACACTTTGGACAAAGATAAGTGACCCAGATGAATAATAACAGGAGTAAATAATGGCATTAGAAAATGTAAACATAGGGCTTGCTAACTATTGGAAAGTTACTTGTCTTGACAAAGACGGAAACGTCAAATGGGAAGAGAATAAAAAGAACCTCATTACTACAGTAGGTTTAAACCATATTCTAGATACACAATTTCACGCAAGTACACAGAACACAACTTGGTACATAGGACTGAAAGGAGCTGGTACTCCAGTAGCAGCAGACACTATGGCATCACACTCAAGCTGGGCAGAACTCACTGGCTATTCTGGTAACAGAAAAGAATGGACAGAAGGTGCAGCGTCAGGCGGTAGTATGACTAACAGTTCTAGCGTGGACTTTACAATTAACGCAACAGCTACAATTGCTGGTGCTTTTCTAAACACAGCAGCGACAGGAACAGCAGGTACACTATACGGTGTAGTTGACTTTAGTTCTTCAAGAGCAGTAATCTCTGGTGACACACTACAGGTAACGGTAACAGTAACAGCTGCTTCAGCATAAAGGAGTAGAGAATGGCTTTAGAGGATTTAACAGGTACTAAGTACATAGATGACCTCGTAGCGACTAACCCAGCAGCAGGCGATAATGTCTCTGAGGGTGATGACCATATACGAGGAATCAAGAATGTACTGAAGACTACATTCCCCAGCATTGATGGTGCAATAACTGCAACAGATACTGAGCTTAACTATGTAGATGGTGTTACCTCTGCTATTCAAACTCAGATAGATACTAAGGCAGCAACGACTGCGGTAGTAACTAAGACATCAGCCACAGGGTCAGGTGCTCTGCCAGCAGGTACAACAGCACAGAGAGATGGCTCACCTTCTGCTGGATTTATTAGATTTAACACAACAGATACCAGTGCTGAGATTTACGATGGTTCAGCTTGGAGTCCAGTAGGCGGTGGTAACACTACAGACAAAGGTTTGTACGAACACGCACACACCATAGCAGCTAACTATAGCATAACAAGTGGCAACAACGCTATGACTGCTGGTCCGATTACAATTAACTCAGGGGTATCAGTTACGATTCCAACGGGTTCAACTTGGGTGATAGCATAATGAGTAAAGTTAAAATACAAGGTAACGCATCAGGCACAGGGGTACTAACTGTAACTGCTCCGAATACGAGTACAGACAGAACGATTACACTACCTGATTCTACAGGGGAATTGCTTTCAACTGCTGGTGGCACAATGACTGGAGATTTAATACTTGGTGATGATGTATCTTTAGAAATTGGCTCTGGTACTAATGGTGATTTACAACTTTATCATAGTGGAGGGCATAACACTATTGATAGTAAAACTGGTGATTTAGTAATAAGAACAGATGCGTTAAGGATGTATAACCAAGCTAATAATGAGGCTTTAATAAAAGGTGATGCAGATGGAGAGGTACAACTTTTTCATAATGGTGTTGAAAAATTTAATACAACTTCTGCTGGTGTAACTGTAACTGGTTCTGTGGATGGTGCTGATAATTTGGTTGAGGAAGTGGCTTCAGGTGCTACGGCAGCATTATCACACGATGGCACAGCATCAGCTACTGTATATGCAGTCACAGGCACACACACTACATATTTAGTTACTGCATCAGCAAATAGTTCTATAACTAATGTAGTTGCACTTGTTAGTATAGGAACTTCTACAAGCACTATGAGAATTACTAATTTAAGTGGTTCTTACAACACAACAGTAACAGGCTCAGGCTCTAATATTCAAGTAACTTGTGGATTTGGCTCAAGCCTTGTTTACCAATACAGAGTAATTAAATTAAGATAGGAATTTATTATTATGGCTACAAAAATTTATCCATTAAACGATACAGAATATCAAAGCATAACAGAATCTGAAAATGGAAACACATTTGAAGTTGTTACTGATATTCCTGAAGGAGCTGTTGTTTTTAGCAGTCTTGCAGATTACACAGCAAAAACTGAATACGCAAGAAAACGCAAAGCTAAATACGATGCGTTAAATCAATTTGAATTAATCAGCGATGATGCTATTAATGGCACGACTACACACAAGGATGCCATAGTAGCAATTAAGTCTGAGTTTCCAAAACCATAGGAGTAACTAGATGGCAATAACAATTAGTGGCGGTGGAATCACAACCAACGAAATACTAGACAACACAATTACTGCTAGTGACATTAACTCAGCAGTAGAGTTAGGTGGTCCAAGTCTAGGTACTTCGAGTGTAATTAGAACCTAATGCCCAAACAATAAGCGAGAACATCACCATTCCTAGTACATCTAATGGGATGAGCGCGGGGCCTATAACAATCGCTGATGGCTACACAGTCACAGTCAACGGAAACTGGAGTGTGGTATGAGTAAGATTACAGTTAAAGAATTAGAAGCACCTACTGGTTTTGATTTAAAAATAGCTGCTGGTGAAACGCTAGACCTTAATTCACAAGGAACAGTAATACTACCTACTATACCTTCTAACAAAATGCCTACTGGTAGTGTGTTACAGGTTGTTAATGTAGACAACAGTAGTGTTGTAACTATAAGTGCGGGAACTGGTATGACTGATGTTATTTCAGCTTCAATTACACCTTCTTCAACTAGCAGTAAGATTTTAATTAATTTTATGTCGAGTTATTATAAGCAAGGTAATTCATCAAATGGTTCAAATTCACAGTACAAAATTTTTAGAGGTTCTACACAAATTGAAGGAACATATTGGCACTACGCTGATGCAACTACTGTTACAAATTGGTGGATGTCAGTTCCATTAATGAAATTAGATTCTCCAAGCACTACATCAGCAACAACTTACAAGATACAAATAAGCAATAGTGGTGGTGCAAGTCTTGGACTTCAATTACCAACTAAATTGATACTTATGGAAATAGCGGGGTAAATTATGGCATCAAAAATTAAAGTAGACCAATTAGAAACCGCAGATGGCACAGGCACTATAGCCTTACAGAATCAGTTGAGCGGATTAGCAAGTGCAAGTATGCCTACGGGTAGTGTGTTGCAAGTTAAAAATGTAGAATATAGTACTGAAACTAACATTACTACACAAACAGAAACTGTTACGGGGTACACTTTAAACATAACCCCATCTGCAACATCATCAAAAATTTTAATTAATGTTGCTTTTCCTTTAAGAAAAAATAACACTTCGGATACAGATGGCTTAAAAATTGTTTTATATAAAAATGGCTCATCTCACAAAATTTTAAATTGGTGGTGGGGTTATCATAATGACGATAATAAATTTTCTGCTTTTGCACATCAAGTTTTAGACAGTCCTAGCACTACTTCACAAATAACTTATGCTATATATGTAAGAACCAATGCTAGTAATTCGTTTATTTTAAACGACACAGGTGCAATAGGCTCAATGACACTAATGGAAATAGCGGGATGATTTTTAATTTAATTTTAACAGGAGTAAGAAATGGCAAATGAGATGACAACAGTCGATGCCCTTCAATCTTTAAAGCCAAAAGCTGAATGGGTATTGAGAGGTGACGAATTAGAGTGGTTGGACAGTAAACAAACTGAACCCACAGCAGACGAACTTAAAGCAGAAGTTACAAGACTGCAAGGTGTCTATGATGGTAACGCATACCAAAGAAAAAGGGCAACAGCCTATGCAGAAATCAAGGAGCAGTTAGACCAACTGTACCACGATATGACTGCTGGTAAGTTAGACGCAACAGGTGAATGGCACAAAGCAATTAAAGCTGTAAAAGACGCAAACCCTAAACCATAGGAGTAGTAAATGCCAACAGAAATTAGTGGCTCAACGGGAGTCAACAAGATACAAGACAACACGATTGTCAATGCTGACATAAATAGTAGTGCTGCTATTGCTGGTTCAAAATTGGTAATGCCTACGGGTAGTGTGTTACAAGTTGTTTCAAAAACAGAAAGAAATTACACAAGTTCTACAACAGCTGACACTTGGATTTCTACCAATCACTACATCGACATAACACCATCAGCTACAAGCTCAAAAATTTTAGTAAGTTTTCAAAGTGCTACTTGTTATGCAGAAACACAAACAAATTTTTATGTTAAATATTCTATATTTAGAGATAGTACAAACTTAGGTGATAGTAGTGCTGGATTTGGTGGTATGTATGCTCACAGTATGACTTTTAATGATATGGGTTGGAATAAAGGAATCCAGCATTTAGACTCACCAAGTTCGACATCTAGTCTTAGATATAGAGTTTATTTTAGGCAAAATGCTGGTCACCATTATCACGATTTAGATGGTAACAGTTCACTTACAGCAATGGAGATAGCGGGATGAGTACAATAAAATCAAGTGACGAGCATCTAACACTAAACGCTGATGGTTCTTCTAAGGACATAAAGTTCCAAGCCAACGGAGTAGAGAAAGCGAGTATCAGCTCTAGCGGTGCGTTTACTTCTACTACGATTGATGCAACCAAATTAACAGGAGCGTTACCAGCCATATCGGGAGCTGCTTTAACAGGAGTTGGAGTTTCTGGTATTTCGTCTAGTGCAGATGCTACTGCTATGACTATTACTTCAGCCGAAAGAATTGGAATTGGTGACACAACTCCTAGTGCAAAACTAGAAGTAGAAGCTGGAAGTGAAACAGCGTTTACTGCTCGTGCTACTGTAAGTGGTGAGTATGGAGCAATTTTCCAATCAGCTAGTACAAACACAACACCTATAGCAGACTTTAGAAGTAATGGTGGAACTTCAAGATTACAAGTTTTGTCAGATGGTAGAGGCTTGTCACAGTTTACTGCAAAGGCTTGGTGTAATGTAAATGCCACAGGAACAGCAGCTATACGAGATAGTCATAATGTAAGCAGTATTTCGGATTCAGGCACAGGTCAAATAGTATTTAACTGGCAACACGCTTTAGGTAATCAGCACAATTACTGTCCATTAGCTATGGCATATCGTGGTGCTTATGTAGCAACTTATACATTAGACCAAAATAATTGGGAATCTGATGTTAGGAATGATGGAGGTAATATGGAAGACCCTGTGTATTTAACTGTTGCTGTATTTAGCGATTAATAGGAGATTAGTGAATGAGAATAATTTATGACAAAAATGGTAGAGCCTCAGTTCTTATACCAGCTCCAAAATTCTTAGATACCTTAACAGGTACAGATGAAGAAAAAATGATTCATCTTGCTAATAAAGATTTGCCTACAGGCACTAAGTACGAAATTATAGCTGACTCAGTTGACTTATCTGACAGAACATTCAGAAATGCTTGGACTTATACTGCTGGTTCTGATGAAAAGACTTCAGCAGATTTAAGTGCAGATGACTTAGCTAAATACAATATGAAGGAGAATAAGTAATGCCAATTACTGTAGACATAAACAAAGCTAAAGTCATCACTAAAGACAGACTTAGGGCAGACAGAAAACCTCTGTTAGAAGCACAAGACATTCTGTTTATGAAGGCACAGGAAGCTGGCTCAGATACTTCTGCTATTGTGACAGAGAAGCAAAGGCTCAGAGATATTACAAATCAAGTAGATAGTATGACTACTACTGATGAGTTAAAGGCTGCAACAGTAGAAGCCTAATGTCTGACAGACTGCGTAACAATGTAATAGCTGGGTTTATAGTTGTAGCTTTTTGGATAGTGTTTGTATTGCCAGTAATGGCTGCTGACCCTATCGTTACAAACAGTACAAGTAATAGCACAGTAACTACAAGTACAGATGCTAAGAGTACAATAAGGACAAACCCACCTAGTGCAATTAGTCCGAGCATTAACGCAAGTAATAGTGACTTATGTATGGTAGGAGTTAGTGGAGCAGTACAGACACAGATACTAGGTATCAGTACAGGACAGGCTTACTCAGATGAGAACTGTATGAGATTAAAGAATGCAAAGGTACTCTATGATATGGGTATGAAGGTAGCAGCAGTTGCTTTAATGTGCCAAACGAGGTCGGTTTTTGACGCAATGAAATTTGCCGGGACTCCCTGCCCGATAAACTCGCCCACTACAGGTGAGGGGCTAATAGGACAAGAAGCTACAGCAGAATGGAGATTGAATCCTAAGAAGATTCCAAAGAAACAACAGACAGCAAATATGGATAGAGGAGTATTTCTTGAAAAGTTGGTTAGTGGCATTCTTGGTGTTATCTTGCTCGCTATCCTCGTGGTCTGACCCGGAGATAATTGAGCATCAGATTGCAGATGATGGCTGGGTGGAAGTACCTCTTGACTTTACTTTTCCTTTTTATGGAAATAGTTATGTCACTAGCTTTATGTTTAGTAACGGTGTTGTGGGGTTTCTTGACCCTCTTGATGTACCCGGTACTGGCATTGTATATGATGGGTTGTGTTGTCACGGACAGGACCTAAGTTCATTTACAGGTGTAAGATTTAATTACACTATAATGCCTTGGAACACAGATTTAATAGACACAGGTATAGGTAAATTTTATACACAAGGTGATGAGACTTTCCAAAAGTATATGTGGGAAAACTTATCAGAGTATTACGACAGAAACACAAGTAACACATTTGACCTGACAATATACCCAATGGGTAACATAGAAGTAAACTATGAGCAGGTACAAATAAATAACCACGCAGTAACAGTAGCAGTAGTTGGAGATTTAAGTTTAGGTGAGTATGAACAATGGTTCTATAACCACCCTACTAACGGAGCAATCTTTTGGAACAGTCAAGAAGATGACCCAGTAGAAATAGCAAACGGAGAGAGTATATGCAGCGTAATACCCGACAGTCATATCAGTTGTTTATACTACCCACAAGTCTATGCTGATAATGTGTATAATCAACAATGTGCATTGGACCCTTTGTACGATTACGGTTGTGATGGATGGAGTGATGCTTACATAGATGAATATGTTGAGGAAGATGTACCAGAAGTTTGGGAAGCTGATGAGGAAGATACTGAATCAATATACGTCTTGGAAGAGCCAGAGGTTTTTCAAGTAATAGAAATAGAACCGTTGGATGACTACACATTAATTTCCACAACCATAGAAGAAGCCATACCAGAGATGGAAGACTTGTTTGAGGAAATAGCACAAGAAGAATTAATAGAAGAAATAGAAGCAGAGTTAGAAGAATTCCTAGAGCCAGAGTTAGAAGAAGAACCTTTAGAAGAACCAATAGAAGAGGAACTTGATGAGCCAGAGCCAGAAGAAGATACCGTACAAGAAGAACAAACAGAAGAAGAGCCAGAACAAGAGGCGGTAGTAGAAGTTGTAGAAGAGCCCAAGCTAGTACAGAAAAAGAAAGAGGCTAGTAAGAAAGAAAAGATGCGTGAGATTATAGGTAACAAGCTAAAAAATCTTGCAGTAGAAATGGGCGAAGCTGCATCACTAGAAGAACAACAAAAACTACAAAGCCTAATACTTGCACTCTTAAACTTTAATGCTGGATTCAACAGCTACAACACACAACTACTTATTGATGGTGTGTTTTATAAAGACAAAGGTATATATTTAGACAAGGATATACCAGACAATCAAAAAGGATTAAGAAACGGTTTGGCTAACGAAATACTACATAATAAATTAATGGATTTGCAATGGCAGAAGTAGAATACGGTGGGATTAAAGTAGGTGGTAGTAAGTTACTATTAATCATTCCTTTAATTGGTACAGTATTAGGTGGTGCTTGGGGCGGATTTGAAGTGTACCAAAGATACCTAGACATGGAAGCCAAAATAGATTCCTACATTGCACCCGATTTGTCAGGCATAGAAAAAGACTTAGCAGTTATAAACGAACATATGTCTACAGTAAATACACATATGGAGTTTGTCAGTAAAGAGATTGATTTGTTTAAAGAAGAACTGGACTTGATTAAAGCAAATGTTGATGAACAAATTACATATGTAAAAGAAGTAAAAAAGGATGTTAGAGAAGACATGAGACACCTTGAAAGTATTGTTAATGATGTAGAAACTAAGTTGCAGAAACAAAAAGAAAACTTAGCAACAATGATTGACAACGCTGACACAAGGTTTGACCAAAGAAGAGATGCTCTTTATTCTGATACGGATAGAAAGATTAAAGAAGTAGAAGAAAGACTTAACACAAGACTACAAAGAGCTTTAGATAACCCACTAGCAAATTAGGAGAATAATATGCCATACGGACCCGGAACATACGGAAGTAAAAGAGGTAGACCACCTGTTAAAAAAACTGGTAAGAAAAAAGCTATGACTAAACGACCACACATGAAGAAAAAGTAATGGCTAAAGACTCAAGACTAACCAGAGCTGGGGTCTCTGCATACAACAAACCAAAGCGTACACCTAGTCACAAAACTAAAAGCCATGTTGTTGTAGCCAAAGAAGGTGGTAAAGTAAAAACTATTAGATTTGGACAACAAGGAGTTTCTGGTGACAGAACCGCTACCAAAAGGTCAGCATCATTTAAAGCGAGACACGCTAAGAATATAAAAAAAGGTAAGATGTCTGCTGCTTACTGGGCTAACAAGGTGAAGTGGTAATGGCTAGACGAGGATTGTACGCAAACATAAATGCTAGGAAAAAAGCTGGCACAAGTAGAAGTAAAAAGAATTCTACTATCAGTAAAAAAGCCTATGCTAATATGAAAAAAGGATTCAAAAAGAAATGAATGATGAGCTTAATAGAATGCAATTACAATTAGACAAACACTCTGGGCAAATAGCAAAGCTGTTTAGCAAGATTGATGACACTAATTTGTGTATACAAAAGATTAACACTTCATTACTTCAGATTAAATGGGGAGTGTTTGGTGCATTTGCTTGGTACATCATAGGACAAGTAGGGATTATAGAGGCAATGAGGTTAGCAATATGATAGCATTTTTAACAAACGTAGCACCAATAGCACTAGGCTTTGTTGCTAAATTGTTTGCACTTAAGAGTCAAGCAGCAGCAGAAAATCAAAAGTTAATGATACAGAACTTGCAAGCACGCAATGATTCTATTAACCAAGCAAGAGACAGAGCAGACAAAGAAAGTCCAATGGCTGCACTTAACAGACGTGTAATTATATTTGTCATACTGGCTTTAATTATATTTACACAAGTAGCTCCAGTGTTCTTTAATGTACCAACAGTAATACCTAACACTATAGAAGGATTTAGTTTTTTTGGTATACAGTTTACACCAGACATAGTGGAGTATATAGAAATACAAGCTGGTTCAGTATTGAAGATGGATGAAATTTTTGGCTGGGCTACGATGATAATAGAGTTCTACTTTGGAGCACAATTAGCAAAAGGAAAATAACATGGCACTAGAATCCACAACATACATAGACGGGTTAGTAGCAACAAACCCTACCGGTACAGACCCAAGGAGTCAAGGAGATGACCACATAAGACTAGTTAAGTCAGCAGTGGCTGCTACCTTTCCCAACATTGCTGGTGCTGTAACAGCTACGCACACAGAAATAAATAAGATAGATGGCTACACTGGAACAACAGCAGAGCTAAACTACAATGATGTACCAACGCTAGGAACAGTAGAGGCATCAAGAACTGTGACTGCTGATGCTGTAGGAACAACAACTAATTTAAAGACCAAGAAGCAAACAGAGATTGTTAATGCAGTAGGTACAGTCAGTACCTCAACAGCAATTAACTTTGCACTAGGCAACGTAGTAACTGCTGTACTTGCAAGTGGAGGAGCGTTTACAATTACTAACGCACCAACATCTGGCATATACGGTAAGTTTAAATTAATACTAACTAACGGTGGTACGGTAGCAGACCCTTGGCCAAGCAGTGTCAAGTTTGCTGGTGGAACTACACCTACACTAACAACAAGCGGAATAGACATTCTTACATTTGAAACGATTGACAACGGTGCTAACTGGTACGCAGTTGTTGATGGTTTAAACATGAGCTAATAAATGCCGGCACAAATAACAGTATTAAATCCTACAGGTATTAATAGAGACATTGACTCGTATGAACTACCAGAGACGCAATGGTCTGATGGTAATAATATACAATTTGACAATGACAAAACTGCCAAGGTATTAGGACAACAACAAGTATTTGGTACACCCACGGTAGCGCCTTACTGGTTATTACCTTTTAACACTACAACTACTGACTATTGGATTTACCCTAGCTTAACTAAAATATACAGAGTAAGCACATCTGGAACTACAACAACTCACGCTGATGTAACACGCTCTAGTGGTGGTGACTATTCAGCTACTGCTGCTAAAGGATGGAACGGTGGAGTTTTAGGTGGTGTAGCTATACTTAACAACGGTGTTGATGACCCACAAATGTTAGGCACATCATCATCTGCTTTTGCTGACTTAACTAACTGGCCAAGTAATACAAGCTGTCAAGTTATTAGACCATTTAAAAGATTCTTAGTAGCACTAGACACAACAGAGTCAAGTACACGCTACCCTTTTAGAGTTAAGTGGTCACATCCAGCAGAGGGTGGTACAGTACCTACTACTTGGGACCCAGCAGATGCAACCAAAGATGCTGGTTATGTAGATTTATCACAGTCTAATGGTTATGTAATTGATTGCTTGCCATTAGGTGACGTTAATATTGTATACAAGCAAGACTCAATCTGGTCTATGGCATTTGAAGGCGGACAGTCTATATTTGGATTTAGGCAGCTATTTGATGATGTTGGTATACTAGGTAGGCACTGTGCAAAAAGTTTCGATAACAAGCATTTTGTGGTCTCTGAGGATGATGTATATGTACATGATGGTCAGACTAAGCAGTCAATTGTAGACCAGCAAATTAGAGACGAGCTAGTTTAACTCTATGCATCCAGACTACAAGACAAGAACTTTTGTAGCTGCGGACAGAGAAAAGAATGAGATGTGGGTATGTTTTGTATCTAACACTAATGACACAAATGCATTTGCAGACACAGCATATGTATACAACTTTAGAAACAACAGCTGGTCTAAGAGAGATTTGCCTTATGTAAGTTATATTTCTTGGGGTATTGTAGACACAGTAAGTACGAGTGACTGGTCAGAGTCAGGAGACTGGGACACAGACAGTGAGTCTTGGGATTCACCACTTAAGCCTAGTTTATTACTAGCTGCCACAAGTGCTACTAAATTGTATGTATTAGGTAGTAATCAAAATGCAGGAACAAGTTTTAGAGCATATGTAGAAAAGGAACATATGAATTTAGGGTATCCGGGTACTAAGACTATACAAAAGATTGTACCAAGAATAAGTGGTACAGGTTCAGTAGATTTTTATGTAGGTCAAGAGATGATGCCACACGAAGGGCACGACATGGAAAGGACCATATACATTTACTAGTGGTGTACATTCAGAGATACCAGTAAGAGCCACAGGAAACTATGTAGGTATTAGAGCAGAGTCTACTGATGCAAACACATGGGCATTAGCTAACTTAGAAGTACATTGGAGTCCGTCAGGAAATAGAGGTAAGGGAGTATGATTCGTTATTCTCCTGCACCAGTACCTGATGATGCAAAGGATTTACCTGCATATTTAAGACAAGAGTTTTCTAGAATGTCTGCTATAATAAGTAACATAGCTGATGGACATTATGATGAATCTAATGCAGTTCCATCAAAGCCAAGAGCTGGAGATGTTAGATACGCAGATGGTACTAACTGGAATCCGGGTAGCGGTGAGGGGTTGTATTTATACTTGAGCACAGGAGCGTGGAGTAAACTTTGATTGAAGGGATTAAGGGAGAGAGTGTAGAGGCTTGGTGGCCTCTCGTTGAAGAATACTTGAATGCAGCCCTGAAACATGGTTTAGGCGAGTATAGTACTAGTGACATAAAAAGTGCCTGTAAATCAAAGAATATGCAGCTTTGGGTAAAAATAGGTACGCATGTAGAAGGTGCTTTTGTTACAAAGATTAGTAAGTATCCACAGAAAAACATATTATGTGTATTATTATTAGGTGGAAAAGAATTTATGAGATGGAGAGATGAAGCAGATGCACTCTTAAACGCATTTGGAAAAGAAAACAACTGTGAGTATGTAGAACTATTTGGTCGTAAAGGATGGGGAAAGATGCTTAAGGATATTAACTATAAAGAACAAACAAGATTATTTGCAAAGGAGATAAATAATGTCTAAAGGTGACAATCAAAGTTCAGTAAATGCAGACCCTTGGGATGTTGCTGTACCTTATATAGAAAGCGGTTTTAAAGAAGCTGCTAATTTATATAATAATAACACCCCACAATATTACACTGGACAAACACAAGCTGGGTTTACACCAGACCAACTAACAGCACAGCAGGGCATTAGAGATTTTGCAACTCAAGGTGCTCCTAGTATAATGAATCCTGCATTAAGTGCGTACCAACAAGGTACTAGTGCTAATATGCTAGATGTGGCTAACAATCCATATGTTAATGACATGGCACAAGTAGCAGCAGATAGAGCAATGGCAGGTGTACAAGACAACTTAGCTGATATTAGAGGTGGTGCTATTATGTCAGGTGGTTATGGTGGCGGTAGACAAGGTATTGCAGAAGGCAATGCTATAGCAGGAGCAGCCGATGCAGCTAACCAAGCAGCAGCACAAGTATATAGCAATGCATATGGTCAGGGATTAGGACATCAAGCTAATACATTAGGCATGACAGGAAGTCTTATGGGTGCAGGTTTTCAACCTTATGGTGCTTTAGGTGCATCTGGTCAACAACAGCAACAAAGAGAACAATCACTTATACAAGATGCTATGGCTCAACAAGAGTTTGAACAAAACTTACCTTACCAACAACTACAACAATATCAAGCAGGTATTACTCCTTATGCAAGTCTTGTTGGAGGAGCTGGTCAAAAAGTTAGTACAACTCCGGGTAGAACACCATTAGAAAACATGGGTACTTTAGCTTCATTGTATGGTTTATTTTAAGGAGTAGTATATGGGATATTTAAAAGATAGTTATAATATGTCTATTAAGCCTTTATTGGATTTTGCATCTCCTGTTATTACACCTATAGGAAATTTTCTTACAAGTGGTTCAAATTATGATGCAAATGCATCAGCAGGTTCTAATTTTGTAAATTCTTTTTCAACACCTAGTAATTTATTTGACGATACTTTTATGTCAGACAATATGGATTTAACATATGGTGGTAGTGAAGTTCCAGAGTTTGATGGTATAAGTAGTTTGCCTCCTGTAGTTATTAATAAAAATCCAAACGAATTATATGACCCGTCAACTTTTGCAAACGATACTAGTCCTATGAACGAGGCAGCTGGCTATCCTAACTACTATCAGCAAATTAATCCAGCAGGTGTAACTTCAGCAGATGGTATGATGACAGAGCCAGCTATGTATTTGTATCCGGGTGAAGCTATTGGTATTGATGGTGTACCTTATAGACCAAGTGCGGGGGCTTCTACTGCAAGCAGTGGTAGTGGCAATAGTGGTGGAGGTACTGCTGTAGCTAATGCAGTTCCATCAGCACCTGTACTAAGAACTCGTAGATTTCCTTTTACCTCACGCACACCATCAGGCAGTGTATATGCACCGGATTTGTCTGCATACAATGATTCGTCTTTATTTAATTACGCTGGACCGGGTGGTTTAGCTGAGTATACTTATGGACAAGGATTACGCACAGATGGTGCAGACTACAGTATATTTGGTTCACCAGCTAACATAGCTAATCCATATTTTTCAGGACAATTTAAACAGCCTCAAGGACCTGCGGATGCTGCAATAAATATGCCAGCAGTTGAGTTGCCAGAAGGTGTACAACCAGTAACTCCTACAGAAATAAGTGCTGATGTTAGTATGCCTGCATTTAATGGTATTACACCTAGACCACCTAACTCTGCTGGAGATTTAACATATCAACAAACAATAGATGAGATGGGAATTTTTGGACCTAACAACCCACCTCCTAGTACACTATTTCCTAGTCCGGGACAAGCTACAGCTAACGTACAAAATACTGTAGCTGGTAATATTGCTGGTTCTCCTGATAACAGTATGATGGATAACCAAGCAGCAGCAAATTTAGCTATGGGTGATAGATTAGGATATCCGGCTAGTACTGTTGTTGGTGCTCCTGCAATGGATGATACTGCTGATATAGAAAGAGGTATGCTTACTTCACAGCGTGGCACAACTATGGATGATACTGCTGACATAGAGGCGGGTATGTCTCGTGTGCCAACAGACATGCAAAGATACTTAGATGATTTTGAAGCTAGAGGTATAACAGATAGAACAGCCGAAATAATGGACTATGCTGCAAACAATAACAGAACAGTTGGGGGTATTACTATATTTGATGAAGGAGACCCAAGACAGATATTTCAAGATGCTATATTAAATCCTCAAGATAAAAGAGAATACAAGCCTATATATGGTGGTATAGATGGAATACCGGTAGAGCTTGGTCCAGAAAGAAGTATATTTAAAGCTGATGAAATAGACATACCAACTCCACCGTTTAGACCTGAAGGTGTAGAAGGTGAAGATTTTTACCAAGATGTAACAGGTAATTTTTTTAGCATGGAAGATGATTTAGGTACACAACCTTTAGTTGAATCTTCTACTGTATTGCCTAGAATAGAGCCTTTTCAACCACCTAGACCAGACAACGATATGACGTTTGGTCAAGCAGGTAGAACAGCTTATGATGGCAGGTCTGCTTATGAAAGAGAAGGAACAGAAGAATTAACAAGTAATAGAATGGTATACTTAGATAATGCATACGATGCTATTGATGCTAAATACGAAGGTAGTGAAACAAATACTAGTCAGCAAGCTAAACTTGTTGAAGTGTTAAATGCTAATTTAAATGCATTTGGCAGTAATGCTGGTAGAGAAAATGCTGCTTTAGCAAGAGAACAACAAAGCATGAGACAAGCTAACGCTACTTCTTACATACCTGAATATGCTAGAGAGCAAGAAGGCACTGATATGGGAGAAAGTTTATTTCAAAATGTAGCTGAAGACATACCTTTAAGTGTGTTTAATCCTATTGATAGGGTTGTTATGCAAGCAGAAGCTCAAGCTGCTCAAGTAGCAGCAGCACAAGCACAAGCAGCAGCAGAATCACGAGCAGCAGAAAAAGCAGCAGCAGCAGCAGAAGCACGAAGAAATCCTCCGCCACCACCTCCTCGTGTAACACCTGCAAATGTAGCAAGTATATTTAGTCCACCTGCTGGGCCACCTAACATGGCACAAATTAAACCAATGGTAGCTAGGACACAAAATAACATGACTGTTCCAGTTATGAGAGACTCAGGATTAGATAAAAGATATGGAAGTTCTAGTCCGTTTAGGTTTGGAAGATAATGAATAAAGGAGAAAGATAATGGGTTATTGTACATATAACGGACAAAAAATACCCGGCACTAAAGAGTTTTGTAATCCCAGTGTAAAAGCTGGAGTTAAATGGGTAGAAGAAGATACAAGTGCTGAACCAACTGGAGGATTTGTAGATGCAGTTGCCAGTTTATGGGATGAAGACAAGCCTGAAAAGTTTACAGAATATGTAGAAAGAAGGTTTGAAGAAGACCCTTATAAATTAGCTTTTGATGCAGCTATGTTAGCAGTGCCCGGTGGAATTGCTCTTAAAGGAATAACGGGTGCAGGTAAAATGGCAAACATATTTAAAAAGACTTTTAGAAAACCTACTGATGCTGTTCCGGGAACACCGGCTTCTTCTACTTTTTCAGGCACAGGTACTTTTACTAAACCTACAGGTGTGCCTATAAATCCTAAGACTGGTCTTCCTACTCCTGTTCAAACTAAAGTACCATCTTATCCTATTAATGCACCAAATGCAGGAAAAGTTATTACTACTCCAAGACAAGGAACTTTTGCTAGACCTCTTGCAAATCCTATAAATAGAACAGCAGCTATACCGGGTATACCAGCAGGTACAGCATTTGCTCCGGGCAGACTAGCTCTTACAGGAACTGCTCTTGGAGCTGGTGCGTATGGTGTAGATAGGAATTTATATCCTATGACTGAACAAGCAAAAGCTATAGCTCAAGAAGAAGCTAATGCTTCTATGATGCCTGCAATAGAACAAATTGATGCAATAAAATCACAAGACGATGCAACAAAAGCAGCTGAACAATTAGCAATTAAGAAACAAAATGAAATAGATAACATGAGTTTCTTTGATAAATTTAAGTTAGGAATAAAAGACCCTACAACTGCTGCTTTGTTTGGTGCTGGATTAAGAGACATAGGTGGAAATAAACGAGGAGGAAATCAGTTAGGCGAAATGCAAATGGGATTAGCTAAAGCAGCAGCATCTGCTAGTGGCCCTAGTGCATCATTGTTTAATGCAACTAAGTTATCAGAATCTGCTTTAATGGATAGATTTACTGATAGCAAATCATTTATAAGTTTCTTTGGAGACAGTGAAGAAAAGAGAAAGAAAAAAGCAACTTACATGGTTGGAGTATATAGAAGTTTGCAAGCACAATTACTTGCTGCTGGTTTGCCGGCAGATGATAAAACAGTAATGGCACTGCTTGAAGAAGAATACGGTAAAAAAGCATAGAGGTAAACAATGGCTGTTAATCCATTTGTAAAAGAAGAGGAAGAAGAAAATCCTTTTGCTGATTTTGATTTTGGTAGTGTAAGTTACGAAGAAATAGAGAATCCTTTTGAGGATTTTAATTTCGCATCTGTTGATTTTTCTGGCAAAGATTCTGATTCATTAGGATATTCTTTTGATAGAGCAATGAAAGCTGGTGGTCGTGGACTATCGGAGCTATTGCCACGCATGGGTTTAAATGTACCACAGGGTATACAAGATTATTCTGCTAAGTTGCAAGAAGCTGGTGAAACTGGAATGCAAGACTATGCTCCAGAATACAAGGGAGAAATAACACAACAAAGTTTAAAAGATGTGCCCGGATTCTTAGGTGAGAAACTAGCAGAAAATGCTACTGCTATGGGTATTACTATGTTTGGTCTTACATTAGGGCAATCGTTAATGAAAGGTCCGGGTGTTAGTAAGTTAGTAGGTGCTGGTATTACAGGTGCAACTGCTGGCTTTAATTATTTAATGCTGTTAGATGAAGCAGTAGAAACTCATGCAGCAGCAGCTGGTAAAACTGTAGATGATTTAAGTGAAAGCGAAATAGGTAATGCTAGTTTTACAGCAATACAGAATGCTGGTTTAGATTTTATTCTTCCGGGAATATGGGCAAGGTCTATGAAAAAATCAGGATTGCCTGCTAAAAAATCATTAAAAGAATTAGCTAATAATTTAAAAACAACTGATAAAGAAAAGATTGGTTCTATGCTCTATAAAGGAGCAAAGCAAACATTAAACTCTGCATTAATAGAAGGCAGCATTGAGTCTGCACAACAAGCCAACATGATGCGTACATCAGTGTTAGGAGTTGAAGGTATAAATCCTGAGTCTATGTTGACAGATTTTGCTGTAGGTGCAGCAGGTGGTGGTCTGTATGGTACTCCTGCATCTATAAGTGCAGCTACTGATGTTAATAGAAGTCGTAAAGCAGATAAAAAATTACTAGATTTTGCTGACGTACAGGCTAAAGTAAAAGCTGGTGAGCGTTATAAGGCAGATGTAAAAGCATACACTAAAGATTTTGATAAGTTAGTAAAAGAATATGATAGTATTGTTAAGGATGTAAATCTTGGTAAAAAACCAAATGCAGATTTAATTAAAAAGTTTGAAGCATTGCCGGGAACTAAAAAACCATTTGATGTTGAAACTGGAATGGGTAAAATTCGCCCACCTAAATTTGATGTAGAAAGAAATGTTGCAGACATTATACCTAACTTATATAATGCCCCTGAAGAAACTAAAGGGCTGCTTTCTAATATATTAAGTGGTCTTTCAGAGTTAGCATTAAAGCGTTCTACTGATGAATTAACTGACATTCGTAAAGATGTTAAGACTGGTAAAGATATGGCTGCTTACATGGACATAGCAGGTGCTCTTGCTGATGTGTCTACTGGTAGTGGAGAAAAGCAAGGTATTACTAAATCTTATGACACTCGTAGACATCTTTTAATTGGCAAGTATGTAAATAGGTTTGAACGTATAAGAGACACATGGGTTAGAAAAATACCGTTTATGGGTGAAATGGGTGGTAGTGTTAGACCTGCGGTTAACAGATACATAGCTGCTAAGTTAGAAGAAAAAAATAAAAAGCCTTTATACAACTTAGCACAAGCTGAGTCTGAAGTGTTAACTTTAATTGGTGCTGATAAAAAAGCATTGTTAGATGAAAGCATTGTAGAAATTGCACAAATACAAGAAGAGATTTGGGCAGAGTTATACAAAGTGCTAGGAAAAGATGGGTTAACTATTGGGCATCAAAAAGGATATTTAACTCGTAGTATTGATACTAATTTTATTAAAAGAAACGAAAAAAATCAGCAAGAGTTTTTAGAAAGTTTAATTAATGATGTTGGTTTGCCTAGAGAAGAAGCTAATCAAGTACTAGAAAACATATTAAATGATGTAGATGCTAACGTATACACTTCTGAACAAATTAGAGCAGGCATTGACCAACAACAAGGACTAGGTCCATCTTCTTTTGAAATAATTAGAGATGGTAGATGGGATAATTTAGACACTAAGTTTAGAAACAAAGATACATTACAATCAATAGAAAATTATTTGCTTAGTGCTGTATCAAGAATAGCATCTGCTGAAGCATTTGGTGCTAATGGTGCTAATAAATATAATGATGCAATAAAAAGATTAAAAAGTACAGGTGCTCTTAATGATGCACAGACTGAAAAGTTGTGGGGTATGTATGATGCTTATCACAATGTTTATAAAAAACCTAGAACAACTGAGCAAAGAGCATTAGTACAGGGCATGAAAGGATTAACTACAGTAACTGCTGTTAGTTATTTGGGATTAGCTACAATAAGTTCTTGGACTGAACCGTTGTGGATACCTCAAAGAAATGGCTGGTATAATATGTTAAAGGCTGCACCAACTGTAGCAGGGTATGCTTTAAAAGGAATGATGCGTTCTGTTTATGCAGGCGGTGAAGGTCAAAAAGCTATGTCATCATTTGGTAGAGATTTGTTAAGAGTTATGGGTATGGCTACTAATCCCGCTATGGCTGAAAGAATAGACAAACTTATGGCAGGTGACAGAAACATTATATTAAATTACTTCTTCCGTACACCGGCTGCTATGTGGTTAACACAGTATACTAACTTTGTTAGGGTGTGGACTTCTGTGGCTGGACTTAAAATGATACAAGAGCAACACAACAAAATAGACACTATGAGTGCTAACAACAAGAAACTGTTAGAGCAGGAGTTGTTAGAAAATGGTTTAACTTTAGAAGATTTTAGAAAGTTAGGTGCTCTTGCTAATGGTAATATTGAGTCAGCTATCTTGGATGATAATTATCTAGAAAGCACATTTACTAATTCAGAAGGAGAAACTGTAACTGTAAGAGATGTGCTAATTCCATGGATGCGTAAGATAACTACTGATGTAGCACTTGAACCTACTGCTGGTAACAGACCATTATGGATGTCTAATCCTAATCTTATGTTATTAGCACAGCTTAAATCTTTCCCTATATTATTTGGTAATACTATCGCTAGAAGGTTGAATGCTAAAATGAATCCTCAGTTTTGCTCGGCTGATTTCGTTGGTAAGCTAGGAACAATATCTGCTATTAGTGCTGCTATAGGAATGGCTGCGTTAGCTATGGCAGTTAAAGATGCTATTAAAGGAGTGGAAGAAGATAGAGGGGTAATAGAAACTGTTAGTGCTGTGGGTGTTCCATTGATTGGAGAAATATCTGATTCACAAATAGGTGGTTATGTAGTAGGTCCGGGACCTGCATTAGTAGATAATTTTATGAGAAGTTTGTTGGGAGATAATTTCTTAGGTGACACAACAGAAGAAATATTTAAGGTAATGTTAAATGCTACGACAGGAAGGATTGGTTCAGAAGCATTTTTAGGAGACAGGTAATGAGAAAGTGTATTGACTTAGAAAGCCAACCGGGATTTCAAAATATCTATGCACCACAAATGCAACAAGCTATTGATAGAGGACTAGCAGGACACAGTGGAGACCCTAAGAATATTGACTGGGGTTATGATTTGCCTAAACCACAAACAGAGCCTACAATTATACCGGGTGATATACCCAGAGTTGAGCCTAAACCACCAGAGCCTCTTGACCCTAGCATGCCTGACCCTGTAAATACAACAGGCTCTTATTGGGACACTTTGTTTAATAGGTATGCTATACAGCCAGTAAGAAAATTAATAAATTTATTTCCTAGTCCTACAATACAAGGCGGTAGTAAAGACTTAGGTAGCTATAGTCCTTTTACTGGTAAAGGTAATTGGGGTCGTATTCAAACACCGAAGGGATATGGTGGTTATGACATTCATGTTTTATATCATGAGTATGGTCATGCTATAGACCACATAGGTGGTATGTTAGAGAATGATTCTAAGAATCCATTAAAAGAAACTTCAATGGAATTGTTAGATGGTATGCAAAAAGATGGTGTAAAGCTAGGGTGGATAATTAATGATTCTGCTATGTATGATTACATAGAAAAAAATGGATTGCACTTTGTTATTAAAGGCAATAGAAAAATGAATATTGCTAAAGGAAGTAGCAAGGCTGAAGCCGAAAGTAAAATGAAACCGGGAGATAGATTCAGAATTTTAGAATACTTAGTTACCCAAGTTAAAAAGGATTTAAACAAAGCTAATTTATCAAAAGACCCTGTTAAAATTAGAAGGGCGAAGGATGAAGCTAAAAAGATTAACGCAGTATTTGATGCAGATACTAAGAGACAAAAAGATGCTCAAGATTTTGTAAAAGGGTTAGTGGCAATAAGCAAGCAAATGAAAAAATCTATGCCTGATTATGATGCGACTGGAATGAGTGACCATATTGGTGCTTTTACAGACATTATAGATGCTATAAGTGGTGGTGAAATATATGATAGAGAGAGAGCAGAGATGTCTCAGAACATATATAAATTAGGTAGCTATGGTGTGCATCCTCATGGATATTATAGTGGTAGACAAACAACTGCCGGTTCTGTAAGAAACCATAACATGGACACAATTATGGAGTACAGAAGAGCAGAGGTATGGGCACAGCTTTTTTTATTTTATGCACACGATGGTGGTAAAACTAAGAATACTCAAATCCTAGAGCATGCTAAGAAAACAATGCCTGAAACTTATAAAGCATTTGAAACAGCATTGCAAAGATTAATGGCTATACCTCAAAGTGTTATAGATGATAGTAAGTTCCACAGACACACATAATGTGGTATAATGTAGATTTTACTTGGAGATTTTATGGATATAGAAGATGAACAAAGAGCGTTGCTATCAAAAGCAATGACAATGTATGCAGAAAAGTTTGATGATTACCCTGAATTTGGTCACAAGTTTCCAAAACTACATTTAGTTCCTTTTTATGTTTCTGAGATTAATAAGGCTGTAAAAACTAACAAGCCTATTATAGTAGACTGGGCAAAAACTAACGAAAGATTTATTGACTAACTGCGTTAAGTAACTTAGCTATATTAACTAAGTACATCTTAGATGCTTTGTTATCTCCACCCATGATTTGATAAGGCTTCATTTCTTCCATTGTCTTTCGTAGTTTGTCAGTGTTAAATACTAGGCTACAACACAACTCTCCATCCTTAACTAAATTGTGTACCCACAACTCAGCCTCTGTGCTAGTTAATCCTGATGGCTTACCATAGCTTTCAGTCTCAATACAGATGTTACCTGTAGTTGCCCACTTATCCCTCTCTGTTTTAACTTCACACTTCTTAGCACCTGAGAACATCTCATCTATGTGCTTCTCCCATTGCTGACCAAACTCTAAGTCTACATCAAACTTCTTTAATTCTTTTATGTCCTTGCTTTTATTTAGTGACAAGTTCCTCTCCTTTTATTTCAACAACAACATAGTTGTCATCATCTAGTCCACCTATCTCTGTAGTAACCTTAGTTACTATTTCAAAATGGTCATCCTCAATAACACCACCTTCGACTAACGCATCCATAAGAAACTTATGCATAGTAAATGTGTAGTTATCTAAATCTCTTTTGTGTTTTGTTTTAAAGTATAACTTATAGTGTGGCTGTATTGTTTTGTATTTAGGTAGTGTTAGTACCCATTCCATTACAGTATCGTGATAGGCTCGTTTAACATTGTTCTTTTGTATGTAGTGCATAGGAAAGAAGTTGTTTAAACTAACTAAGTGTTCCCTTTTCTTTTCACCTCTGCCTCTTGTGAATACAGGCAAAGGTAGTATCCCTTTGTTCTTCATTACTTTCTCCAGTCTGATTTCCAAAGTCTTGGGTTTGCTTTTCTTTTTTGTTGCTTGAGTGTGAGGTATAACTTGGAAGTCTCATCCATGCGGACAAGACCCCAAGAGTTTTTAGACTTAGTCTTTAAGTTCATCGACTATATCTTTGTCGAGTAATCTCCATATGATGACAGCTGCGATAATGCCAGCCAGTCCACCGTTTCCTAAAGTCCAAACTATGCCTAGTATAGAGCCAATTACATCTCCTGTAAGGAAGGCTACCTTTGGTCCAAAGATAATCTGTAATATAATTGAAAGGCTTATCAGTTTGATGCCAACATCTATTGCTCCATCAGCACCATTCTTTATCTTATCTAACATATTTTACTCCTTTATTAGTCTAACATTTTTATAATGATTAGTTGAAGTGCTAAGATAAGTAATGCTGTTTCTATCATTCTACATCCCTCTCTTCTTCAACTAAGTCAACAAGTTCACATACACTACCAGTACATGCTAATGATTTAGTACCTACTGTCATATCTGTCAACTCGTACTGGCTAATCAAATCCCAGTCTACTGACTTAGGCATCTTCTTAGCTAGTTTGGTGTACTCTGCTTTAGTACAGTCTTCATAAGGTGCTTGTTGGTAGGAGTGGTCAGAGTGTGGCAGGAAACTAACACCACTGACCTCATCAAAGTGCTTGTATACCCACGCACCTACTTCCATCCACTCATGCTCTCTTACACTTACGGTCACACTAGGCTTATGTTCACAATAATATCTTTGATAAGTGAGCCATAGTTCTAGCTGTTCGATAGCAGTCCTGTCGTTCCTGAGTATAGCACCTTCGGGTGCTTTCATTGGGAAGGTAAAGACTTTAACGCTATTAGGGTTTCATTACATCAGCCTCACAAGGTATGCCTTGGTCCTCCATGAGTTGAGCGATAGGGTCTTTAGCGTCTGCTCTTACTCTACGGAAATAGTAGTCATTGTGCCTAGTGTGTATACCACTTGCACTATCTACTAATTGACTGACTGTGCCACTAGGTTTAATCGCTGTTGTTGCAGTGGCTTGACTGATACCTAGCAGTTCTGACCAATGCTCGTTAGTCTTAACTGTTTCTTTTCTAAGGTCACTGAGAAAGTCAGGTAAACTTCTTTTACCATAGTAGCCTCTATCTTCACTGCTACCATTCATAAAACTATTGTCCATTATACCAGTTAATGACACTCCAAGCAAGGCTTCTTCTTCTGTATTTTTAACCCATTTCGGTCTAAGTCTTTTAATGTTAGTAAGACTTGCCTGAAATGTGCCCAGTATAGTGGCTAATCTTACCTTACGGAGCATATCTTTCTGTGTGTCTGTTGCTCGTATGACTACCTCAGTTAAGTTACAAAATTGACCATCTCTTAGGATTATTTCACTACATGGATTACAACCAAAGTCATGCTCTGTATCTCTCCTACCTATGGATGCTACTTGTTTGATAGCCGCTTCTCTGTTGAAGATGCCACGCTCACCTGACTTAGACTCATAAAGAGAAGTCCATTCCTTCATGAATATACCCATGTCAGGCTTCTCTGTATAGCATACACTGTTGTTACTGAGTGCCATTTCCGGTGTGTCTGACCACCACTGACCTGACTTAGCGTTACGCATACGCTCATCAGTTAAGTTTGATAGAGATATAAGTGCTGACCTACGCACACCACCTACGACTACCACCTCTGCTATCTTACACATCATTCTATGACACTCATAACTTGTTAGCTTTCTTCCTACTGACTCTTTGAATAGGTTAGTAGCGAAGTTAAATAAATCAAGCAGTGGTTCAGGACCACTTGCTCTGCCTCCAAAGGTGGCTAACCTAGAGCCTTTGGGTCTAATCTTAGAGAAATCCCACTTAGGCATTTCACCATTGTATAAGTAAGTAATAAGTTTTCTAAACGCAGACTGCCATCCTTCCTTGCTGTCTTGTACCACTACTGTGTCCTCAACATCAATCATCTCCTCAGGCACTTCAGGTAGCTTAGAAATAAACTGTCTCTCTACACTAAAGCCTACACCAGTACCATGCATAAGTACATAGAGGCACTCATCAAATGCCTTGGGATGGTCAACACTTAGATAGGCACAGTTGTATCCGGCTATGTTGTTGTCCTTGAGTGCCTTGCCTGAGGTCATCAATGCTCTCATGCTTGGCATAACTTCTAAGTTAAGTACAGCATCTTCAAGTATCTTCCTAGTCTTAGGTAATAACTCATGGTCACAGTTCTCTTTTAGATGTTCTTCCATGAAGTCAAAGTATCTAGCAACTGTCTCTTGCCATGTCTCTCTTCTGTTCTTATCAGGTAGCCACCTTGCATATCTGCTTAGTGCTATAAAGTTTTGGTAGTCATTTGGTAGTGTGTTCATTCTTCATCCTCTAGTGGTGCGATTTCAATGTCAACCATCTTATCGCCATTCTCATCATAATAATCTTTGTACTTTAATCTTCCATTTCTATGCAATAATATTGCTGTTGTTATACCTTTATCATATGCTCTCTTGTGTGTAAAGTATATAGCAACAGCACCTAGTAACATAAAAGCAAGACTTATTTCTATGTATTCCATTCTGTCTCCTCGAAATGCTCTAAAAATCTATCTTTCTTTTCAATAAGTTTACCTTCAAATGCATCAAGTAACTCATCAGGCTCTATCTCTAACTCATCACATATTAAACAGGTGTCATAAGTGGCAGAGATAAAAGCCTTTAGTTCCGGTAGTAGCTTCAAAAACTTGCTCCTTTATTGTCAACAAAATAATTGGTTATCTTGCCTGAAGGAATAGGTCTAGCTTCTAGGCTACCATAACAGTCCTCTTTGAATCCACAAAATGCACAGGTCATGCATAGCTTCTCCTCTCCTGACTTAGTCATGGTAGTAGCGTTAGCTATTCTCATAGGCGGTGTATCTGATTCCATTTTATCTTTCAGGTCAACAATAAAAGTATCCACATCTTGTTCAAGTTCCTGTTTGCACAACTTGAGAGTTGATTTGTTTTTATTTAAAGCAAGGAAGTAGCCATGCTTTCTGTTGTCTCCCTTACCATAGGCTGATAGTTGTTTGATGTAGCCGAAGCCATCATCCTTGATACCCTCCTCAGTAAACTTATTATCCCAAGACCATGCACTAGCAGTCTTAATGTCTACTAACTCACCATCAATTGTACAGTCCTGTGAGCCATTGACACCCTCGACTGTATGTTTCTTTTGTTGGTCTGTTACTGCGTGTCCTGATAGTTTAATCAGAGCCACGAGCATGGCTTCTAGCACATGACCTTGTAGAAAGGTAAGGTACACACTCCCATCTATCTCCTCCGGTGTGTACCCCTTCACAGTATACCACTGTGCCCTTTCACAACGACCAATGCTAGACATTCTCAGGTCTTTCTTTTGTTCATAAGGCTCAAAGGCATTCTTAATTGCCTGTTCAACCTCTCTACCACATTGCATAGCAATAGTGTCTAGGTCTCCGGAATAATCCTTAGACTTCATCACCTCGTACACATCAGGTATTATAGTATTTATACTCTTTTCCACTTTCTTACTCCTCTCTTGTTGTAATTTCTATTAGCCGATTTAAATACCATTGTGCTTTCTTTAAATCTTCTAAACCATTCTTCATTTTGTATCGAGTTACATATTTTATCACATTGCCTTCGAGAAAACTCATGTTTTTTGAAGTGATATAATCAATGCACTCTATCCCTTGTGTGTAATGCTCCGGATTGATGTTGTCTTTCTTTCTGTTCTCATTCCATTGCACTTTAATTTCGTTAGTGTGTGTCATTCCAACTTCTCCCTATCTTAAAATCTCCTGTGATTGGACAGTTGAGTTTGTAATACTCTGTTGTCATTTCCATAGCATCTACAATCAGGTAGCCGATTGCCTCTGCATCATCAGGACTGCACTCAATCTGTATCTCATCATGTATGACACCCAGTTGTTTGTATTTAAATCCCTCGTACTCTGCCATGTTATGGAATATCTCCCATGCTCTCTTACTTATTATAGCACCGGCACTTTGCAGTAAGAAGTTGAGTGATGCATGTTCACTCCTAACTCTAATGTGTCTGCCATCTAATGCCTTGAGGTATCCTTTGTCTGATGCCTTGCCTACCCTCTCTCTTAGTTTCTTTAATGCCGGTGTGTTGTTCAGGAAGTTTTCTTTAAGTCTCTTGCCTTCTTCTACACCACCACCTGCTATGCTACCTATCTTCTTGTCACCTGCACCATAAAGGAATGCATAGATAAATGTCTTAGCCTTATCTCTTGTATCTAATCCGGCTGACTTTTGGTTAGCAGTATGTATGTCACCTGTGAGTAGTTCCTTTGTGTAGTTCTCATCTCTCATGTAGTGGGCGAGGCATCTAAGTTCTAGTCCACTAAGGTCAGCACCTACTAACACCTTGTCCTCAGGTACAGTAAACAATGCCCTCATCTCAGAGCCATACTCTTTGCCACTAGCGGTTACTTGTTGTAGGTTAGGATTACTACTGCTCATCCTGTGAGTCACAGTTCCCATGGTGTGTACTCTACTGTGTATCCTACCAGTTCTCTCATCCAATGCATCAAGCCATGAGTTAATCTGACCTTGTCTTTTCTGTAACATAAGGTATCTTCCAATGAGTTGTGCCTCAGGTATGTCTACATCCTTGAGTGTGGACTCATCAACCTTAGGTCTGCCAGTTTCAGTAAACACCTCAGGCTTCCAACCATAGTGCATAAGATGTCTGCCGACCTGTTGTCTGCTACCTAAGTTTAGTTCGGGGTATGCCCAGTAACCATAGTCACCTTCTTCATTGGTATGGCACTCCAGTTCTACCTCTGCTTGGTATCCTTTTGTCCTAGTAAAGTCTTTCTTAAATCTATTCTTAACTGGTGTCTTGCTTTTCCATACAGGCAGAGGCTTGAATGTCTTATGCACTTCTTCCTCTGCATTTCGCAAGTCATTGTTAACTTGTTGTAGTATTTCTATTGCACCTCGCTCATCAAAGAGCCAACCATTCTTCTCTTGGATAGTGCATTGTCTCTTGATTGCATACTCCAACTCTTTAGCATCTTGACTCAGTCCTTTCTGCCTAAGTATCTTAAAGACTTTGCTAGTTATCTCTGTGTCTCTAATACAATAATCTACCATGTCTTGGGTTAGCTTTGACCAGTCCTCATGGTCTCCCTTAGGATAGCCAAGGTACTCACCCCAGTTAGCTAGTGAGTGACCACCCTCTCTGCGTGGACTATCAAGCTGACTCATTATAAGAGTGTCCTCTATAGTTATGTTAGTAAAGTCTATGCCCCAAATCTCTTCTAAGACAGGGACATCAAAGGCTATACCATTGTGAAACACTAGAGTCTGCTCATCTAACCACTCACCAAATTCCTCAGACTTGTAAAACACTTTGGTTTCCTCAGTGTATACATCTGTACTGCAACACACCACACCTTAGTGGCTTCTATACCATCAGTTTCTATGTCACAACTAAAAGTCTGCATCATTATTCCATCCGCCCACATCAGGGTTAACACCTTTCTCTAGCCTAGCTGTCTCAGGATTGAAGTATGTCCAACCGGCTTCTCCTGTCTGACCTGTCCTTCTTAGCTTGGGTACTCTAATGCGTGTTGAGTTCTTAGTATAATCATCCTCTGCTAACTTATCTCTTGAGAATAGTATGTTGGTGTGACAGGCTTGTGGTATAGCACCACTACCTTTAACATCATACTCACTAATCTTATGAGGATGAGAGCCATCATCAGGCTTCCTTGTATGTGTACTCAGTATAACTGCACACTTAGTTTCTTTACATAGTTTAATAAACCTATCCATAACTTCCTCAATGTTCTCATTACTTAGGTTTTTAATTGCAGTATGCAATGGGTCTACCAATATTATACTACAACCTAATCCTTTTACAAAGTATCTTATCTTAGAAAACATTTCCTCAAGGTCAATACTACCGCCACCATCATTATGTAACTGTATCTTTGTGCCGAATCCTATCTCGATGGCCTTGTCCATGATGTTGTCTACATTAAGCTCTGTTGGTTTAACTAGTTGTAAGTTCTCTGATGTATGTACACTCACCACCTTCCTGATTGTCTCATCAATGTTATCCTCTACCATGAAACAACCTATCTTCTCCTCTGTTTCTGTGGCAAAGTGATAGATGAGTTCATTAAGTATAGTAGTCTTACCAATACTGGTGTGTGCTATGATTGATACCAGTTCTCCCTTTGCTATACCGCCCCTCATCATGTGGTTTAACTCTCCAAAGAGTCAGGCAGTGGCACAAGTTCTGTGTTCTTGTAGTTAAGCATGGCCTCTCGCATGTCCTCAACTGTAGCAACACCACTAACTGTGTAGTCTTTTGAATAATTCCACCACTCCTCTAAAAATTCTTTACCATCACCATGTTTCAAGTAATCACTAGCATCCTTGTGCTTGGCTAGTGTTAGTACTTTACATTTGTTTGGTCCAAGTATTGGTGCTACCTTTTCGACTGCCTCTCTACCGGCTTGGTCATTGTCAAAACATAGGACTACAGTTTCAAACGAGTCAAGCCATTCAAGGTTAGCTTTAATGTTAGCAGTAGCATGTACACCATTGTTAACTGATACAGAAGCGTAACGCATACCAAACATTTCATAGACTGACATAGCATCCAACTCTCCCTCACACACTGTGACAAACTTACCACCACCTTGAAACAAACTCTGTCCAAATAACATATTCTGATTAGTAGTATCTCCCTTACCAAAGAAAGACTTACTTGCCACCATCCTAGTTTTCATACCAACCATGTTGTTCTTCTGATTGTAGTAAGGGTAGTGGTGCTTAATTACTTTGCCTTTAGCATCCTTCTCACACTTAACTTTGTACCTCTCTAAAGTTTCGGCTCTTAGCTTTCTGTCATGTAATGTGTAATACCCACCCCTGTACTCATGCTTCCAAGAGTCATCCTCTTTCTCTGTAATTTGTATAGGTTTGTTAGTATGCTCGACAAAGCCATGCTCTCCACAGGAGAAACAGTGTGTCTGTCCATCTGAATATACTGCTAAATTATCTTTGCTCTTGTCCTTGCCTAGCTTGGCACAGTTAGGGCATTGTTCTTTCTTTACTAATGTATTCTTTTCCATCTTTCTCCTCAATAAATTAAAAGGGCAACCGAAGTTGCCCCTATTATAGCCTAGATTATTTTAAAAGTAAAATTAAAATTCAGAAGGGTCGTACTCATCTACTCCATCTGCCTTCTCATCTACCCTTACACGCTCTAAGTAAGTGTACCCATCATAAGGCTCTTTACCTTTCTTAACAAGCATAGTTACCTTATCTCCAAACAAAGATAGATGAGTAGCATCTACCTCATCCTTATCTGCATTGTAAATCTTAGGCTGACCAAAGTCTACCTTACGCTTAGAAGTAATTTGAGTCTTACCCTCATACTCCTTAGTCACTAAGCCATTCTTCTCTGCTTGTTTGATACCTGACTTGTCCAAAGATATTGTCATAGTATATTTACTTTGATTTTTGTACACATCAGGCTGTGTTATCTTGTTAAACACAACTTCACCTGTCAATGATATATAATCACTCATCTCTACATCTCCTTATAGTTAACATTTAATTTTACATCTAGCAGTAATAATACTACTAAAAGTGTAGTAGAAAAAATGGAAGTAAAAACTACTACACTCTTAGTAATACTAAGTATTAACATTGACTCATCTTAACATTTGGAATGTTGGTGGTGGTGGGTGCAATGTATTTCTTTCTTAGAATGGGGTTATTGTAGCACGTATCAAATGGTTTGTCAATGCTAATAGTCAATGAATTTATAAATATTATTTAAGAAAACAACGGACAAAAAAAGAGGGCATTTCTGCCCTAGCTTTTCTTCAAATCTTCATGCCTTTGCACTAAGTATCCTAACTTGTGCATCATACCAAACAAGGAGTCCTCGTCAGCCTCGCTTAAAGCTACTTTTAAGGCTTGTTCTCTCTGTTCCCTTTCAAACTCCTTAGTCTTTAAGTATTCGTCTACAAAATCCATGCTCTCGACCTCACCATATTCGTTAACATGTCCGTTATCTTCGCACCAACTAATATATCTTTTAATTCCACTCATTTTTACTCCCTAAAATTGAGGCTCAAACTCTATGCCTCTATCCACTAAAGACTTAAAATGCTCTGCCTTACCTTTGTAAAACAGAGCATCACTAAGTCTATCCTCGAAGTCAGCATCTAAGTATAGATTGTGTAGCCTTTTATACTCGACTGCACAATCCAATAGCTTATGCTCAACTTCCCAATTTCTACCTGTCATATCAATCATTGAGTCTATTATACATCAAATCAAACTCAACATCTTCCCTTGATGGTGTGCTACCACCAAGATATTTTTTAAGTATCTCCTCAGTATCTTCTTCAATGAGCCTAATCTTTTCTATGCGGTCATTGATTTCTTTTCTGAGTTTCTTCTTGACTTTGTTCTTCCTAGTCAGTTCTTTCTCAAGTTCTTGTAACCATTCGTTACTTTCTGTTGCACCTTTCATGTGTACTCCTTGTCTATGAAATCACTACGACTCATACCTTTGTCAGCGTACTCATCCTCAACCAAGTGAGCATCATTATCAGTGTGCCAAGCTAATTTCTGCTCAAGCTCACTAATATCTGCCCAAAGACTTTTAATTTCTTCTTTGAGTGCGTCATTATCTCTCTTTAATTGACGATTAATTCTTAGTGCCTCGTCATTAAAGTTCTTATTGTTATTAGGATTCATTCTAATACTCCAAAAAAATATAACCAAACAAGTATGTTGACACTTAGATAACACATTGTACTAAATGTCAACACAGTTTCTTCTACCTTTAGCTTTGTATTCTCATTCAAAACTTAACCTCTCGGCTCGGCAATAGGTTCTTCATTCCAACATGCTTCATACATCTCTTGTACTTCTGCTCTATCGTCAGTTTGCAATTCTGCTTCTGCCTCGGCAGATACACCATCTAATGCACCTTGACCACCACCACCATAAAAACTACTAAGTGCTAATTCCTCTGCTTCTTCTTGACTGTATGCAAAGGTATCTTCAAATGTTGTTGATTTAGTTATGGTTACATTATAAAAACCCAAACCTTTGGGTGCTAATTTTACTTTTTCTTTGTACATTTTATTTCCTTTAGTTATAAAGAGTTAGGACACTCCGAAGAATGCCCTAAGTTTTTACCACCAAGAAGAATACACAACCTTGTACCCATCTTTAATTGCCTTGAGTCCATTCTTAACAAACTCAAGGTCATACTCCCTCTGCTCTTTGACTTCTTCTGTGTCGTAGTCATAACTATCATGACCAAAGAAGAAGCCTTGAGTATCGGGCAAGTCGTTAGACTTGATGGTTATCTTTAACTTTTTCAAGTCATCTTCATCAAGTTCTAAAGGTATACAATTAAAGTTACTACCCATTGGATTTTGTGCATCAGTATCTAATGGTTTGCCTTTACTTTCCCAAAGCATTTCCATATAGCCATGAAGCCTGTTGTGTTTTCTCCAATCGGCTAAAGGCTCTTGACCATCTTCAATGTCTTTCGCCTTAGTTTTCCACGCATACATATCTAATCCCATATTTTTTCCTTTTCTTAGTTAATAGGAGTATAGACTATCGCCCTCATGAGTTAATAGCAATAGCCTATATTTCTAACAACTAATTTATACTTACTTCGGTTATGTAACTTGACTTGGTTCGCATACTTATGTACTGCCTTTTATAACCTCATCCCTTTAAATTTTTCTGCTTAGTATAAACAAGTGAGCAGTTTTTACCATGCTGTTGCATTTGTCATACTCAGGACATTCCAGTCGTAGTTTTTAGGACTTCCACCTAGACTTACTCAGGTCTTGTAAGAAAGCATGGCTAGTTCATTAATCGCAAACTTCACTAACTACCCTCGTAATGGCGATTGGGTAATCATGCTTAATAAGTGAGCAGTTTAGTAAGTCATACTCAGGACTCGGAGATATTCCTATATTAATTTAGAAAAGAAGTTGAATTGATTGTTCAACTGGATAAATACTTGTACTTGCCATATCAATACAGCACTATTAAATATTATCCCGAAGAAACCAACCCAAACTAATACTTTAGCAATCATCTCTTTTTGGCTAGGTCTTAGCCAAGTTCTTTTATTCTTTCTCATTATATTTCTCCCCAACCCGCAGAGGTTAGCCAATCATTATCTGCCTTGACATTTGCCTCATGGTTTCTAATACTTCTCATCTTTTCCTTATTGTTTTCGCAATCATCACAAATTGCTAATCTACCATAAGGATTTGTATAACCACACTTAGTTAATACTGGCTTATAATCAATGCCAGTATCAACAAAGTATTCTACTTCATTAGTACATCTTTCCATTTTGTTTCTCCTTTAGTTATAAAGAGTTTGGACAATAGCCCTCGATATTGCCCAAAGTTTTTATAACTTATTCACCACCCCATGAAACCATATCACGCTTTAAACCATGACCTGTATCTATCCATTTAATTGGGTAATTGTTCTTTCTTTGCCAAAAATTAACGGAATACTTATCAGTTTTTACAATCCATGCTTGTTTTTGCATTTCTTCAAAGCATGATTGCTTGTACTGTTCTTCATATCCATATTGCCATTTGACTTTTATTTCCTCGTCATCTTTGAGTCTTAAAATTCTAGCACTATGATATGTGTTCCCGTTGACATTGTCAAACCATTTTTTAATTGTTGCTATGTATTTAACATCTCTTTCCATTTTATTTCTCCTAGTTAAAAAGAATTGAGGCACTCTATGAATGCCCCAAGTTTTTCTAACTCTCTTTGTATTTCTCTTCGAGTTGTTCCTCTGTTAAGTATGAATCATCACACTCATCACACTCAGTATTAGAACATAAACTCTCATCATCAAGTTCATGTTCACACTCTGAGCAAAGCAACCCAAGTTCTTCCCATAACTCTTTGAAGTATTCGTGTGTATCTTCAAAATACTTTAAGCAATATTCCTTGAGTTCTTGAGGCTCTATGTTGTACATGTCAATGATATCTCTCATTGTGTACGAGTCAATATACTCATTACCGATAATGTGAGAGAGTATATCTAGTCTTGCCTCTTCTTCCGACTCTCTCCTTATCTTTATGACTTCGCTCAACTCCATTTTATATCTCCTTGCTAGTTAAAAAGAGTTGAGGCACTCCGAAGAATGCCCCAAGTTTTTCTAACTTTCTTTTTGTGGGTAGTATTCTTGATAGTGTTTCTCAAGTTCCCCACTATGAAACATGGAGAGCAATTCCGTTGCTTGTTGCTCAGTTATACTCCATTCATGTTTCAAGTCATCACGAACACCAAACATATTAACTTCGCCTGTATCTCTCAATTGCATCAGCCAATTATAGACATGCAATTTCAAGAAAGGGTGAAGTGGTTTTGTTTGGTCGGTCATTGCCTTATATGTATCGGGCATCATTTAACATCTCCTTTCTAGTTAAAAGAGTTGAGGCACTCTATGAATGCCCCAAGTTTTTTAGCTAGTCCTCATCAATACAATGTATCAATATTTGAGATTCGGGAACATGGTGTTCATCTGAGGCTTGTTTGATAAGTATGAGTTCAGCCTCTTTCTCTGTGAATGCCTCGATATGTTCCCAATGATTGGTAATGATGTCAAAGCCTATGTGAAAATGTTTCTTCTCCATTTGGTATCTCCTTGCTAGTTTAAACGCAATAAGGCACACGCATAAAACATGTATGCCTTACAACTTTTAAACTAAGTACAAGCTAGGATTTATTGCCCCACTTGTAACGCTAACCAGATTTTTAAAGAGCAACACATGGACAGGAAAACACACGCATTTAATACCTACATAATACACACCCTGCTAGAAAAGTCAAGCACTTTCTTTAATTAATTTAAAACTATTGCATATAAATATATTAATGAGAACATCTATCATATGCTACTGAGAACCATTCGCAATTAAGAATTATTCCTAGATGAGAATCATTCGCATTAAGCGTAGATGGTAATTATTCGCATTTGCGAGTCAGTCGCAAGTAAGAATGCAAATGATAATCATTCTCATTTAGAAAAACCCCGAAAGTCGCCCCCCCAGACACCCCAATCGTGCGTGTGCCCACACACAGAATCTAACCTCCATGTAAAATTATTATTTTTTGAGTAATTCCCCGCACAGATACCCAGAATTCGGGCACAATGAATAAATACTTACACAGACTAAGAAATTTATGGTATAATATTGCTTATATTTTAAAGTAATATACCTAGAACCACACATATAAACACACATTGAACCAACTACCAACAACATTCTAAATAAATAGAATAACTTTGTGTATATTCTAGGAATACAATAAGCAATTTTATGGTATAATATTAGTATATGGCAAATAAAGGTGAAATTTCTGTAGACTCAGAAGATGAGATTAGAGAAATAGAAAAAGAACTAGAAGAAGAACTAAGATATGCAGTAGCATCATCTAAAGGTATAGTACCAGCAGATGCTGTATTAAAAATTGAGCGTAAGCGAGGTCGACCTACTGGTGGTCTTAGTGCAGAATCTAAGAAAGCTGGAGGTAAAAAGTCTAGAATCAAAAGAGGACAGACGTATAAACCTACAGATGACGATTATTCTAAGGTAGAGGAGATGGTATGTATAGGGTTAGACCAACATACTATAGCTAAGATAATGGGTGTAAGTAATGCCACCCTAACTAAATATTATTCTCATAATTTATTAGTAGGTAAGGAAAAACGCACCGCCCGAGTAGCAGGTGTAGCCTATGAAATGGCGGTCAGTGGGGAATCTCCTAGCATGACTACCTTTTGGTTAAAGACTCAGGCCGGATGGTCCCCTAAACACCATGTTGTTGTAGAGGATAGACAGTTTGATATACAATGGGCCAACGATGAGGCTGACATTGCAGACGCTAATCAATTACTAAAGAATAAGGAAGGCAAGATACACTAGTATTTATGCAAGAGGAGAGGAAATCTATAGTAATTCCCTTATACACCTAGGGATTTACAGAAACACTTACATACTAATCTAGATAGATTTAATGTAGTTGTATGTCACAGAAGGTTTGGTAAGACTGTATTTGCTATAAACCAGTTAATCAAAAGTTCTGTAGAAGATATACAAGCTGGTAAGAGACAACCTAGATATGCGTACATAGCACCACTATTTAAGCAGGCTAAGACAGTTGCTTGGGATGAATTAAAAAGACTATGTGCTGTATTCCCTGAGGTTAAGTTTAATGAAGCGGAACTAAGAGCTGACTTCATGGGAGCTAGGATACAACTGTACGGAGCTGATAACTATGACACTCTCCGTGGAATTTATCTTGACGGTGTAGTATTAGATGAGTATGCCCAGATGAACCCTAAGATGTTCTCAGAGGTTATAAGACCGGCACTCTCAGATAGGAAAGGTTATGCCATATTTATTGGCACACCTAAAGGGAAAAACGAATTTTATGATTTATACCACTCTGCCCCAGAGAAGAAGGGATGGGCTAGATTCTTATACAAGGCGAGTGAAACAGGGATATTAGATGATGAGGAACTCGAGCTTGCGAAACAGGATATGGCAGAGACTGAATTTGAACAAGAATACGAGTGTTCTTGGTCTGCTGCACTTAGAGGTGCGTATTATGCTAAAGAGATTGAAACTGCTTATGAAGAAGACCGAGTGGGGAAAGTCCCTTATGACCCGTCTAAACAAGTAGTAACAGCATGGGACCTTGGAGTCTCAGACGCAACCAGTATATGGTTTGTACAATTTGTTGGTAAAGCAGTACACAGTTATAGATTATTATGAAAACTCTAACGAAGGATTGCCTCACTATATAGAGGTACTAAACAGGAAGGGTTATCATTATGGTGCACACATAGCACCGCACGATATAGTAGTTAGAGAATTTTCTACTGGTAAGTCAAGACGAGACCTAGCATTTGACCTAGGAATAGACTTTCAAGTAGCACCAAAGTTAAAAGTTATGGATGGTATTGATACAACTAGAACTTATTTAAACAAGTGCTGGTTTGATGAAAGCACTACCAAGAAAGGATTGGAAGCATTACTACAATATAGAAGTAGTTATGATGACAAGAAAAAGATATGGTCACAACGACCAGTGCATGACTGGACATCACACGCCAGCGATGCTTTTAGGTACTTGTGTATAACAGATGTAGTGTTCACAGGTAATGATAGTGTCTGGGGAAGGGAACTCCCTGAGACTGATTTAAGTTGGATAATATAAGGAGAAGTATATGAATCCGAAATGGTTAGAAAATAAAATATTAGAAATGGCACAGGACATTAAAGACCTCAAACACATTATGAAAACAGTCAGTATGTCCACGCCACCACCTAAAGAAACAAAATACCCTATAAATAAAGGTAAATAATTTATGGCTAAAATGACAAAGCGTGAGCTATCTGCTCACCTAGAGCAAGAGATTAACTCAGCTTTAGGGTACAAAGACGGAAAGCTGACAGAACAACGCTCTGATGCGTTAGACCGTTACTATGGCAAAAAGTATGGTAATGAGCAAGAAGGTCGTTCACAGATTGTCACAAGAGATGTAGCCGATGTAATCGAATGGATTATGCCTAGCCTTATGAAGATATTTACTTCGGGCGATAAGGTAGTACAGTTTGAACCACAGGGGCCTGAAGATGTTACCATGGCAAAGCAGTCCACAGATTATGTGAACCATGTCATTATGAGACAAAACCCAGGATTTTCTATTATATATCAATGGTTTAAGGATGCACTGCTACAAAAGAATGGTATAGTAAAACACTACTGGGATGATACTAGCGAAACATTAAGAGAAGAATATAAAAATCTTACTGAAGAAGAATTTACTGCACTATTATTAGAAGATAATGTAGAAGTATTAGAACATACTCCTAGTAATTTAGAAGATAGTGATGTTATTTCGTTACAGCCACAACAAGTAACACATGATGTTGTAGTCAGTAGAACATATGATGATGGTCAAGTTAGAATAGAAGCTGTACCACCAGAAGAATTTTTAATAAACAAGTATGCCAAGACAATAGAGGATGCTCGTTTTGTAGGACACAGGGTAAAAAGAACTAAGTCTGAACTAATAGAACAAGGCTACCCTAAGAGTAAAATAGAGAATGTATTTAGTAATGATGAAGCAGATTACAAAGCTGAAAGACTATCTAGATTTTCACAAGAACAAGACAATGCACCAGAAGGTGACATTGACGATGGAATTTGGGTTACAGAATGTTACATGCGTGTTGACTTTGACAACGATGGCATTGCTGAACTAAGAAAAGTAACGAAGGTTGGAGATGAACTGTTAGATAATGAGGCTGTGGATAGTGTTCCCTTCTCCTCCCTTACACCTATACCAATGCCTCATAAGTTTTACGGTCTGAGTATTTATGACTTAATCTCCGACCTTCAACTCATTAAGACTACACTAATGCGTAACTTGTTAGACAATATGTATCTAACAAATAATGGGCGATACGAGGTAGTGGAAGGTCAAGCGAATTTAGATGACCTAATGACTTCTAGACCGGGTGGTATTGTAAGAGTACGCACACCGGGTGCTGTCAACCCTCTGGGAACACCACAACTAGACCAGAACTCTTTTAACATGCTAGGGTATTTAGATAGTATTAGAGAAGAACGAACTGGTGTTAGCAAGAACTCAATGGGTCTATCTGAGGGTGCGTTAAAGTCGCACCAAACTGCTACAGGTGTCGGTCAAGTTATGACTGCTGCACAGCAGAAAATAGAATTAATAGCTAGAATATTTGCTGAAACAGGAATGAAAGACCTAGCACAATCTGTATATATGTTAGTACAGAAATTTGAAAAGCCTGAAAAACTAGTCAGGCTAAACAACGAATGGACTACTTTATATCCACATGAGTGGAAAACTAAGATGGATTGTACTGCACAAGTTGGTCTTGGGTTTGGTAACAAAGATATGAACCTAATGCATTTAGGCAGGTTGTCACAAACAATACAAATGATTGCACAACACCCAGCAGCAGGTATGTTACTTAAGCCTAAAAATGTATATAACCTAGTAGCTGAGCAGATAAAAGCTATGGGCATGAAGAATGTAGATGACTTTATTACAAATCCCGGGGACCAAGACGTTCAACAACAACAAGGCCCTAGCCCAGAAGAACAAGCTAAAATGCAAGAAGCACAGCTTAAACAACAAGAGCTACAAGTTAAAGTACAAAAAATACAAGCAGAAGCTCAGCTTAAACAACAAGAGATGCAGCTTGATGCACAGATATCACAGCAGGATTTGGAACTTAAACAACAAGAAGCTAGTGTGGACATGCAAATTAAAGCACAAGAACTTGAGATTAAGAAAGCAGAACTTGCACTTAAGCAACAAGAGCTTGAACTAGAAAGACAACAAGAACGAGCTGTTAAAATAGGAACTTAACATGGGGAACAAGGGAGAAGAGATAGCAAGGGCAGACCAAGCTAAACAAATTTTAGAACATCCTCTATATGTAGAGGCTCTAGCCACAGTCAAAGAAGCATTAGTACAATACTTACTTGATACCAAAGTTGCCGAGGAAGTGGAAAGAGATAGATTATATATAACAATCAAAGCACTGGATTTAGTTAATCAACACATAACTTCAGTGCTTGAGACAGGCAAACTTGCTGAAAGGGAGCAAGAACAATTTTTAACTGAATAGAGGAGACAACCTATGGATTCTGCAGAGAACACCCAAGAAGGTAGATTTGAAAGAGTA